GGCAAGGCGGCAGACCGCGACAACACCTGCATCTACAACTGTTCCTATTTGCCCGTGGACGACGTGAAGTCGTTCGACGAGGCGATGTTCATCCTGCTGTGCGGCACCGGCGTGGGATTCAGCGTGGAGTCCAAGTACACCAACAAGCTGCCCGAGGTCCCCGAGCGCCTGTTTGAGTCCGAACACTTCATCACCGTGGCCGACAGCAAGGAGGGCTGGGCCAAGGCCTACCGCCTGCTGATCGCGAGCCTGTATGCCGGCGAGATCCCAAAATGGGACGTGAGCAAGGTCCGCGCCGCTGGCACGCCCCTGAAGACGTTTGGCGGGCGTGCGTCGGGCCCCGAGCCACTGGTCGACCTGTTCCAGTTCACCATCAAGACGTTCCGTGGCGCGCTGGGCCGCAAGCTCAACACGCTCGAGTGCCACGACCTGATGTGCAAGATCGGCGAGGTGGTGGTCGTGGGCGGCGTGCGCCGCTCGGCCATGATCAGCCTGTCCGACCTGAACGACGAGCGCATCCGCCACGCCAAGTCCGGCAACTGGTGGGAGACGCACCCCCATCGTGCGCTCGCCAACAACAGCGCCGTGTACGAGACCAAGCCGACAGTGGGCACGTTCCTGGAGGAGTGGACCTCGCTGTACAATAGCCACAGCGGCGAGCGGGGCATCTTCAACCGCGAGGCGGCCAAGAAGATGGTGTCCAAGTACGGCAAGCGCGACGCCGACTTTGAGTTCGGCACGAACCCCTGCAGTGAGATCATCCTGCGCCCGTACCAGTTCTGCAACCTGACCGAGGTCATGGTGCGCCCGGACGACACCCTGGACAGTCTCAAGCAGAAGGTGCGCATGGCGGCGATCCTGGGCACGATCCAGGCGACGTTCACGCACTTCCCCTACCTGCGCAAGGTGTGGCAACGCAACACCGAGGAGGAGCGTTTGCTGGGCGTGTCACTGACCGGCATCTACGACCACGAGGTCATGGGTAGCTACAAGTCCGCGCCCCTGTGGCTGGACCAACTGCGTGAGGTGGCAGAGGCCGCCAACGCCGAGTTCGCCGACCTGCTGGGCATCCCGCGCTCAACGGCCATCACCGCGGTCAAGCCCAGCGGCACCGTGAGCCAGCTGACCGACACCGCGAGCGGCATCCACCCCCGTCACGCGCCGTTCTACATCCGACGCGTGCGCGGCGACAACAAGGACCCGCTGACGCAGTTCTTGATTAGCCAGGGCGTGCCCGCCGAGCCGTGCGTGATGAAGCCCAACACGACCACCGTGTTCAGCTTCCCCCAGCGTGCGCCCGAGGGGCTGGTGACGCGCGACGACGTCGACGCCATCAAGCACCTCGAGCTGTGGCTGACGTACCAGCGTTACTGGTGCGAGCACAAGCCCTCGGTCACCATCTCGGTGACGGAGCAGGAGTGGCCCAAGGTGGGCGCGTTCGTGTGGGAGTACTTCGACGAGATGTCTGGCGTGTCGTTCCTGCCGCACGACGGCGGCACGTACCGACAGGCGCCGTACGAGACGTGCGACGCGGCCCAGTACAACAAGCTGCTGGCCGAGATGCCCGCGATCGACTGGCACGCGTTCTCTGAGAACCGCGACAACGTCGAGGGCGCCCAGATGCTGGCCTGCGTTGCGGGCGTTTGCGAGATTTAATCCATGACAGACGCAGTGAATCACCCCTCGCACTACAAGACCGGGGGGATCGAAACGATCGACTACATCGAGGCCAAGCAGTTGGGCTACCACCTCGGCAACGTCGTCAAGTACGTATCGCGTGCCGACCACAAGGGTAAACAGCTCGAGGACCTGAAGAAGGCCCGCTGGTACCTGGACCGCGAGATTCAGCGCCTGGAAAAATCTACGATATAATTTGGTGTTGGTGTGTTCCCAGTGGTTGGGAACTTTGGGGAGGCACCGCCCGGTGTCTCCCCACTTTTTTCGGATTCGTCCGTAGCCTTAGGAGCATGAAATGATTTTGTCAATCGACTTTGAAACCCGTAGCCGCATCGACCTCAAAGACCGCGGCCTCGACGTTTATTCCAGCGACCCGAGCACAGAGATCCTCTGCATAGCCGCCGGGTTCTCCCCCGACAACGTAGAAGTGTGGCGCCCCGAGGATGTCCCTCAGTGGGTCCTCGACCACGCGGCGAACGGCGGCGCGATAGCCGCCTGGAACGCGGCGTTCGAGTACCACATCTGGAACCGCGTGGGCGCCAAGCTCGGCTGGCCCGCGCTGAAGTGGGAACAGCTCGTCGACTCCATGGCCGTCGCCGCGGCCAACAACGTCCCCCAGGACCTGGACACGGCCGGCGAGGTGATGGGAGCAGAGTTCCAGAAGGACAAGCGAGGCAAGAAGCTGATCCAGCTGTTGTGCAAGCCCAAGAAGGACGGCACGTTCAGCGAGGACCCCGAGCTCATGGCCGAGCTGTTGGCCTACTGTAAGCGGGACGTGCAGACCGAGATGTCGATCGTCTCCCAGCTACGCCAGCTCAACTTCAACGAGAGGGCCGTGTGGGTGCTCACGCAACAGATCAACGAGCGCGGGGTGCCGGTGGATCCCCGGGAGCTGGACAACGTGATCAAGGTGGTGGAGAAGGAGATCGAGTTAATTAACTCACAGATCACACAGCTGACCGGCGGCATCGAGGTCAGCAAGCGCGACCAGCTACTGCGGTGGTTCAACGAGCGCGGGCTCAACCTCCCCGACATGCAGGCGGAGACGCTCGAGAAGGCCGCCAAGGCGGGACACAAGGACCAAGATGTATCCCATGTGCTACAGCTCCGCATGGAGGGCTCCAAGACCTCGGTGACCAAGTTCAGCAAGATGGCCGAGGTCCAGGTGGGCGGCCGCATCCGCAACGGGCTCGTGTACCACGGCGCCTCGACGGGCCGCTGGGCCTCCAGGGGCATCAACCTGCAGAACATCGCCCGCCCCGCGCTGTGGATGAAGGACGAGCACATCGCCAAGGCCGTCCAGCTGGCGCTGGAGTATGGGGACCATGAGCTGATGAAGGTGGCGTTCGAGGACCGCACCATGGACGCCTGCTCGTCGATCGTCAGGAACGCGATCAAGGCGCCGGATGGGTACACGTTCGTCGACGCCGACCTGAGCTCGATCGAGAACCGCGTGTCGGCCTGGATGGCCGGACAGACGGACAAGCTGGAGCTGTTCCGCCAGGGGCTGGACGAGTACAAGACGTTCGGCACCATCCTGTACGGCGTGGCGTACGAGGAGATCACCAAGGACATGCGGCAGGTCAGCAAGTCGGCCGTGCTCGGGTGCATGTTCGGCCAGGGGGCGAAGGGCCTCGTGGCCTACGCTGAGGGGATGGGCGTCATGCTGTCCCTGGCGCAGGCCGAGGAGATCGTGGCCGCGTACCGGTCGGCGTACGCCAAGGTGAAGAACTGCTGGTACGCGATGGGTCAGGCGGCGGTGGACGCCATTAAGAACCCGGGACAGTCGTTCAAGGCCGGCAGGGTGATGATGAAGGTCGCGCGCAACGCGCTGTGGATGCAGTTACCCAGCGGGCGGCTCATTTGTTGGCAACGCCCCGAGATCTCTGAGGAGTACACCCCATGGGGAAAGCTGGCCGAGGTCGTCTACGTATTTAGCCAGAACACCTTCACCAGGAAATGGGGCCGCAACAAGCTGATTGGGTCCAGCATATTTCAGAGTTCCGTTCAGGGCACCGCCCGGGATTTTCTTGCCGAGCCCGCTGGGCGGCTGAACAAGAAAGGCGTAGATGTGATCAACCTTATCCATGACGAAATCCTTTCGCTCAGCCGGGTCGAGGACGCGGCTGAGGTGGAGAAGTTAATGATGACCGAGCTAACGACCCCGCCGAGCTGGGCTCCGGGCTTTCCGCTTGCGGCGGAGTCATGGATCGATACCCGCTATCGCAAATAAAGGTGGGCGCGGCTTCTCCGTCCGCTTTGCCCGAATCAGCAGTTCCAGCGCTTCAGTGAGGCCTTGGCGCGTGGGGCGTCGCCCTTGGCGTGCTCCACGACGCCCTCCATGCGGGCGCAGAACGAATCCTTGCGGGGGCCGCCCTGGGGCTGCGGGGCCTTCAGGTTGCTGCCCGTCTCGCGGTTGTACTTGGCGCGGCCCTTTGCGGTAAGGCCGGCGCCCTGTTCGGTGGACAGCTTCTCGCCGCGGCCGACCGACAGGCTGGGCGTGCCGCCCCCCTTCAGCTTGGCCGTCTTGGCGGACTCGCGGAAGGCCTCTGCGGTGGGCGCGCCCTCGCTGCCGGGCTTGCGCATCTTCTCGCCAGAGCCGTGCTTGATGCGCTCACGCTTGGCGTGGATGTTGGCGTACAGCCCGGTGAGGCCGCCCTCGGCAAAACCGAAGTCTTCCTTCTTGCCATACACCGGCTTGCGGGCCAGGACCAGGGGGCCGATCTGTAGCGCCTCTTCAGCGCTCAGGACCGGCTCCATGGACGCGCGGTCGTAGAAATAGCCGTGACGCTCGGGGTCCATACCCACCTGACGCCAGTCCGGGTGCTCCAGATACTTTTGCGCGTTGGCTATTGCGGCCTGTTCGTCAACGGGGTTCCAGCCGCCCTCAATGGTGGCGATGGTTGACTTGGGCTTGCCGGACGCAATGCTCAGCGCGCCCTTGTCGGACATGTTGAACACGGGGTTGCGCACAGAGGCCACGCTCTCATACCCAACACGTGTACCAGCGCCAGACTTTGTGCCCTTCTCGTGGACGGCGGGCACCCAGACGCCATGCTCAGAGTACGCGGGAATGTCAAGGCGCAGGCCCACGCTTTGACCGGGCTGCAGTATTTGAGACGGCGCACCATACAAACCCTTTTTGTCTGCGGTCAACGCGTTGACGGCCTCTTCCCTTGTCGCCGGCTTTGGAACAAAAGCAAACGGCTTGACGGGCTTGTAGGTGTTGACCAGCATCTCATACTCTTCACGAGTGAGGGGCTCGCCGTTCTTCATGCGCAGAGCGGCCTCCTGCAGTTGAGGGATGCGCTTGGTGACGTCCTTGAAGTGCATGCTCAGGCGATCAACCATGGGGGCCGCCACTGCCTTAACTGCGGCCGTTTTGGGGTTGCCGCCGGACTGCAGATGTACTAGACCTCCCTGGGCCTTGTTGATGTCCAGGTCGTTTGTGTTGTACGTGCCCTCGTTGCCGATCGCCGACTTGATCTTGCGCGGGTCGTACATGCCCAGGTTCTGTACGCCGGCCTCGGTGGAGACAAACGAGTCATGTCCCAGTTCCTTGATGGCCTTCTGGACCATGTCGTTCTCAATAGCCTGCCAGTTGTCATAGGGGTTCTTGACGTCGTGGACCATTTGGCGAACGTTATAGCTGCCCAGGTCTTGCCCGTAGTCCTGCATGAGCTTGTCGTACAACGAGTCCAAGTGCGAGGGCTTG